ACACTTCCTTAGCTTTTTGTATGCGTAATCTTGAAATTCTCTGGGGGGTAAATCTTTTTCGCACGTTTTTATATCCTCAAAAATCCATGGAACTATTTTTCTGCAAAGCATTTCTAGCAAGTGCCACCAAAACGACGATTGTAATCATACTATATAAAATAGGGGTTAAAAAGCGTGTCGGAATTAAACAAAATAGAGGCAAAAATAAAGAAGGCGTTAAAGAAGCAAGGGACATATTCGCCCTCGCTAGACCTTCTTATTACCACTTTGGCAGAAACCTATTTGCTAAAAATGAAAGCATATAAAAGTTCTTTAGACGGCAATTCAAGTGTAGACGAAATATCCAGAGAAGGTAATATTACTAGAAAGGTTAATCCGGACTATCGAGTTTTCAGTGATCTAGTCGCAAAGATTACACCCCTTTTTGACCGATTGAGTATGACCGTTCCAACACAGACGACAGATGAAAATGACCCATTGCAGGATTTAACAGATGCTGTAACTGAAGCTAAAAAGGCTAAGAAATGATTGACGAGAAGCTAGTAAAGCTAAAAGAGAATGTTGTTGTTGAACTTGCTCGCATAAATGTAGACTCCTATAAGTTGCATTTAGCGGACGAGCGATTAAACGACTATGCAAAAAGCTGTATTGCCAATCACAACGATCATAACCTTTACGAGCTTCTGGCACTTAATCGTTTCTTTTCTTTTCTGGATAAATACGATTTCAGGATAAGCGAGGTAAAAGCGTTTATCGTTTTCTATGAGCGATTAAAGTTTTCCGGCACGTCTGGGAGAAGATGTTATAAACTCACGCCGATACAAGTGTTCCAGTTCGCCAACATACTTGGCTTTTATCATAAAAACAGCGATAAACGTGTAATTCGTGAGGCTCTTTTATTTGTTCCTCGTAAATTCTCAAAAACTACGAGTGTATCAGCTCTTTCTGTCCTAGACCTTTTATTCGGAGATGCAAATGCGCAAAGCTATGTTGCTGCAAACTCTTACTCTCAGGCGCAAATTTGTTTTGGTGAAATATCCGGTGTTCTCAAAGCCTTAGACCCTAAGTTGCGACATTTCAAAATAAACAGAGAGGTTATATACAATAAGATGAAAGGTAAAAGTTCTTTCTCCCGTTGTCTTGCTTCTAAGGCTGACACACTAGACGGTCTTAACGCCTCAATGGTCATTGTGGACGAGTTTGCACAAGCTGACAGCGCAGCATTAAAGAACGTGCTTACTTCTTCCATGGGTGCACGCCTTAATCCTCTAACCGTAGTAATTACTACCGCCTCAGACAAACACGAGACCCCGTTTGTGGATATGCTTAAAAACTATAAGGCAATTCTACGTGGTGAGTTAGAAAACGACTCTATTTTTGCGCACATATTCCAGCCTGATGAAGGCGACGAAGAAGGAGACGTGCACACGTGGTACAAGGTACACCCGCATTTAGGTATAATTGTATACGAAGACTTTTATTTGCAAGAATACCAAAAAGCCCTGATTAGCGCGCCTGATGCTCTGGAATTTCGCACTAAGATGCTTAATATATTTGCCTCCGACAAAACAAAGGCATGGATTAAGCCGGAAGAAATCGAAGCGCTTGCAAAACATATAGACTTATCCAAAATCCAAGATCGACCGGCTTGCATGGTAGCGGTCGACTTGTCGGTATGCGACGACTTTTCGGCGGTAACTTATACGATCTACTCAGAGACTTTGCGGAGCTTTCACACTCACACTGATTATTACTTTCCTAAAGGCGCTTTGAAAGATCATCCAAATAAGGAGTTATACGAAAAGTGGGTAGAACAAGGCTTTCTAAAGCTGTGTGATGGCGACGTAATCGACTATAAGAAAATAGTAAATGACATCTTAGAAAGAAACAAATACCTGTGTATTATCAGCGTTGGATATGACCCTTATCGGTCGCTGGAGTTCGTAAATATGCTTTCGGCGGCTGGTGCTGGCAAGGCATTAAAGCCAGTCGGGCAGACATACGGAAATTTCACTTCTCCCGTCGAATCTTTCGAGCTTGCTGTAAAAACAGGAAAGGTGAGCTTTAACGACAATCCGATTAATTATTTCTGTTTCGGAAATGCTGTGATAGACGAGGATAGAAACGAGAATCGCAAACCAATAAAGAGATCACACAATGAAAAGATAGACGGCGTAATAACCGTATTAATGACATTTTGGCTATTCAATAATACAGAAAGATAATGAAAAATCCATTTAAAAGGCGTGCGGAACCTATACAGGAACAGCAGCCAGAGCAGCAGAGAGGTTACTTTGACATGGTAGCGGCAGCAGATGTAACGGTAAGCAATGTTGCCACTTCGGCAGTGTCAACCGTAACCGGACCGGAAACGGCAATGAAACTGGCGGCTGTGTATCGGTGTGTGAGTATTCTTAGCGGAAGTATTGCTGCTTTGCCGCTTCAAATGAAGCGTAAAAAGAACGGTTACTTTGCTGTCGATGAAGGCAGTAAGGCAAACTATTTACTTAACAAGAGGGCTAACAGGCGGCAAAACTCCTTCGAGCTTATGCGTAATGCGATTATTCAGACGGTTCATGCCGGAAACGCCTATATCTTGCCTCGTTACTTCATGGGAGAGTTAAGCGAATTGGTTTTGCTTTCTCCCGGCTCTGTTAGCTACGATAAGATCATAGACTTATATCTAGTCAGCGATCCGGTGAATAATATCTTCTACACGTTCGAGGCAGAAGAAATTATTCACCTTAGGAATGTGAGCTTAGATGGTGGATATACTGGAGTGAGTACGATATACTATGCTAGTAAGGTATTAGGCATATCGGCAAGTGCAGACAGTCAAAGCTTAGATTCTTTTCAGCCCGGCGCAACGACAAGGGGATTTATCTCTGGTGATGCTACAGCTGTTAAAGGGTTTGGAGAATTTCAAGATAAACAATTAAAAACGGTTGGCGATAGAGTGCAGGAAGAATTATTGTCGGGCAAAAAAATACTTTGGGTTCCCGAAAATATGAAGTTCAACCAACTTTCTTTATCTCCGTCTGACATTAAGTTATTGGAGACAAAAGAGTTTGGAGTGCTCGAAATATGCCGATTTTATGGAGTTCACCCCGATAAGGTTTTCGCAGGGCAAAGCAAAAATTATAAGGCCTCAGAAATGAGTCAGGTACTTTTTATGTCCGACACACTGCAACCGCTTTTAAGGCAAATAGAAAGTGAATTTTCTGCAAAACTTATCCCGGAATCGCTATCAGATAGCTATAAGATTGAGTTCGATATTGAGGCAATGTATCAGACCGATTTAGTCAGCGAAGCTGCATATATGGAGAAGACTATCCAGAATGGCGTATATACAACAAACGAGTGGCGCAAGCGCAAAGGACAAGCCCCGATACAAGGCGGCGACGTTGCAATGATTAGCTGCAATGTTGCGCCGATTGACTCGGCAAAGATAAGAGGTGAAGCAACTGCAAAGAATGAGCCACCAAAATAACAGTTAAAAACATAGTAATAAACGATTAAATTACCACAGATGGAAATACGAAGTTTTGACGGGAATGCAGCCCCTAAGTTGGTAGAAGAAAGAACAATAGAAGGCTACGCAGTGGTATTTAACCACGAAAGTCGTGTCTTGTTTGATCCTGATAAGAAAAGAACCTTTGTTGAGGTTATCAATAAAGGAGCTATTACAGAGGATTTACTTAAACGATCTGACGTGAAGGCTTTGAATGAGCATAATAAAGAAAGGCTTTTAGCTAGGTCAATTAACGGCGTTGGCTCTCTAACTCTTTCTATCGATGATTACGGCGTTAAGTATCGTTTTGAAGCACCTAACACTACCGAAGGGAATTACGCAGTAGAAATGATTAAGAGAGGTGATGTTTTTGGTTCGTCTTTCGCGTATTGGACACCAGAAAAAAATGTAACCTACACAAAGAAGCCCGACGGCACACTTTTACGAACTGTGAATTTAATTGAAAAGTTTAGAGACGTTTCGCCCGTTTCCGATCCGGCCTATTTCGGTACAGATGTAGAGGTTAGAAGTTTAGATTCTTTTTTTGAAGAACCTAAACAGGATGAAAGTTACAAAGAAGATGTTATTAATTTACGTAAATTAATTTAAAAATAGTATGACAAAAAAAGAACAAATTCAAATGCGAAATCGCATTAAGGAAATCGATGCTAGAATTAAAACATTAGCCGATACTTTGGAGACTGAAAAAAGAAGTCTAACAAAAGATGAAACAGAAGAACGCGACGCGATTGTTTCTGAGAAGCAGATTTTACAACTTCGTTACGAAATGGCTAAACGCGGAGAGACGCTAACAGAGCAGGAAATTTCAAACGAAAGATCATTTGATAATATCGTGACTTCAATCGTTAGGCGTCGTGATCTTGGAGAAGAGTATGCAACCATCGTTACTGACAATACAATTGAAATTCCTTTCACTCGCGCATTTCAGGACACAACTGCCGCTTCTCCTATTATACCGTTAACAATTGGAGAAATTATTCAGCCTCTTGAAAAAGGTTTGATTTTAGACTCCGTAGGATGTAAGATGCAGTACGGATTAACAGGCGACTGGGTTCTCCCCGTTGTTGCTGGTATCGAAGCGACAATTGAGGATGAAAATGCGGAAGTATCAGATCAGACAATTGATATTGGTTCTTTAAAGCCAGTGCCTAAACGTGTTTCAATGTCAATTCCTGTTTCTAATACCGCGATCGATCAGAGTAATAATATATTACTTGAAATTGTAAGAACTCAAATGACAATGGGGTTAACGCGTTTGCTAAATCGCTGGATGTTCAACCCGTCTAAAATCACAGCAAAAGCTTCCAACGGCTGCTTTGTTGCTCCAAAAGCTACAATGGTTACAGATGCTTATTCTTACAAAGATATAACTTCTTTAAGAGGCCGCGTTATGAAGAAGGGTGTTAAGTTTGACGGTACTGCTGCTTATGTTTGCACCGCTACAACTTATGCCGATTTAGAGGCTACTCCTCGCGCTGCTGGTGGCGAGCGTATGATTATTGAAAATGGTAAGATTGACGGATATCCTGTATTTTCAACCGAATATGTTGCTGATGGAATGCTAGGATTTGGTGTTTTCGCTTACGAATTAGTAGGTCAGTTCGGGCAGATGCGATTAATCGTTGATCCTTATACTGGTTCAAAAAAGAATCTTACTTATTTCGTTCTTAATACTAGCTTTGATATGCTATCAGTTAGAACCGAGGCATTCGGCGTTTGTAACGTTTCTGCAATCGCTGCAATTGCTTCCGATCCTACTAATGTAGAATTAAAGTCTGTCGCTAGCATTCCGGCTACATTCGACATTAATGTTACTGGTGTAGTCTTGACAACTGCAATCGGTGCAGCATTGACCGGAACAGACGCGGCTAAATTCTCTTTGAGTGCCGCATCACTTGCTAAAGATGCAGACGGCAAAGTAAACAGCAAGTTGACCGTAACTTATACCCCTACCGCAGCTGGCAAGCACTCCGCAACTCTTACTCTGAGCGCAACAGGTGCAACTTCGGTAACTGTTGACTTGACAGGTATTTGCAAATAATGTTTTCATAGTGTTTTTATAGTTAATCAAAAAGGGTTAAGGCTTGTGACCTTGACCCTTTTTTAATACAACGGATTATGATATATGTAACGCTGGAAGAAATCAAACAGCACCTTAATATTGACTTTTCGGATGAAGATTCTTATTTATCTGATCTTATAGAAGTTGCGCAAACAAGCGTAGAAACCTATATAAGTGCTCCGTTAGACGATTATGTTGCAGAAGGGAAGTTAAATCCGATGTTGAGGCACGCAATTAAAATATTGGCTGGTAATTTCTACGCAAACCGTGAACCAGTTGCTTTTGCAGAGCCTAGATCAATTCCCTATACACTGGATTACCTGGTAAAACCTTTTAGAAAGTATACATAATGCAAGCAGGACTATTAAGAGAACGATTGATCTTTAAAGAATCGGTCGATGTCACCACACCTTCCGGATTCAAGAAGAAAGGGTATATGCCTATTCTGACGACAAAGGCGTACAAGAAAAAGAGTTCAGGAGCAGAGAGAGAGCAAGCAAAAGAAATGTTTAACTCTATTTCTCTCACGTTTCTGTTACGCTATAATCCTTTGATTAAAGACAGTCATATTGTGGAATATAATGGAAACGATTATACCATTTCCTTTCTTGATAGGAATATCAAGGATAACAGTTTAGAAATCATTTTAAACAAAAAGGATAAATGACGAAAGTAGGCGCTCAGGTAATAGATATTAATCGCGTAATGCACGCCGTTGATGATTTGGCTAATATCGACAAGGATAAAGCTATAAAAGCAGGATTGCGTGCGGGTGAATACGTTTTTCTTGCTGGTGGACGTAGAAGGTTAAAAGATAGAATGAAAAGCGGGCCAAATGGGGTTACCGGAAATCTTCTAAAGTCTTTTACTATTAGAGTGAAGAGAGCAAAGTTAGGAGCTTTGGCAGGATTTAGCACAACGCAAAGCTTTGGCAAGGATGGCGGAAAGGGTTATCATGCGCATTTGGTTGACCTTGGAACTGCGCTAAGAAAGAATAAAAGGAATGCTGCCCGTGGTTACATGCCGGGTAATTTCTTCTGGACTGATACTGTGACAAATGACGACACCAAGGCATTGGATAAAGTTTATCAAGGAATTGAGCGTATGGTTGAACGAATAAAAAACAGATAATATGTGGAGTAAATTTAAAGCCGGAACGCTTATCCGGAATATATTAAAGTCAAACGCTGATATTCTGGAGCTGGTAGGAGATAACATTTTCCCGTTAATAGCACCAAAAGATACAGTCGGAGACATAATAGTATATCAGCGCGATAAGTATTCGAAAGAATATACTAACATGGGTGTTTCCTCACAGCAATGCTTGGTTAATGTCGGTGTTATTAGCGATGATTACGACCGTTCGCAAGAACTTGCAGAGCTTATTAATGATGCGCTAGAAGGTTCTCACGACGGAAACAGAATAAGGCTTACCGATTCTACAGAAGATTATGCAGACGGCAAGTATTTACAGGTATTAGTTTTTTCTATAGAATAAAAACAATTTAATATTTAAAATTATGGATTACGATTCTAATGTTGACTTACAGAAAGGCGATTTGCTTTTTGTCTTTATAGATAACAAGCCTGTTGCATTTTCTTCTAGTTGTGGTTTATCTCTTTCGAAAGATACAATCGACACGGCAAACAAAATGTCTGGCGGATGGGTAACATCCCAAAGCGGGAAAAAGAGCTGGACAATGAGTTCGGAGGCTTTGTTAACTAAAAAAACAGGCGTTCTTTCTTTTGATGCTTTATTTGCTGCTTTCAACAGCTCAACGCCTGTTGAAGTTGTATACGGCCAGGCAACTGATACTTTCGATTTATCGGCAGGTTGGTACACCGGAAAGGCTCACATCACTAAGTTAGATCAAAAAGCTGACAACGGCGCAAACTGCACAAGTTCGGTAGAGTTTACCGGAACAGGGGAGCTTGTTTCTAACGCTGTCGCTCCTGTTGTTGCTGTTAAGGCTGCTCAGTCTTATACTGCTGGATCAGGCTTTAAACAGTTAGTATTCACGGTTGATGGCGTAGATATGCTTACTGGCGGAGTTTGGGAAGTAACTACTCCTAAATCTGGCGTAGGTGTAACTAAGGCGGGTGAAATCTTCGCAGATGCAGGAACCACAGCCGGAACAATTGCCGTTAAGGTTACCTATGCCGGCACAGCTTCGGCAATCGCAAATGTGACTATTGCAGTATAGTATAATTAAAACAAAACTTAAAAAGGAGGGCGGCGATTTTCGCTTTCCTCCTTTTTATTTAAAATCCTGCTTATGAAATTTAATATTAGCTTAAATATAAAGTCCATTATCCGCACTGAGCAATTTCTTAAAAAGCCGTTCGGGGAAATTGATTACACCGACGAGAGCGATTTAAAAGCTATGCTATATTGCGTTGTGCTGTGCAATAATAACATACAATCAACCTACGAAGAGTTTTTAAACCTAAATGAAAAACTATTCGCAGAAATGATTAAAGAGTTCGAGAAGAATAGCAAGATATTAGCCCAATTTCAGAGCGAGAGTAAAAGCAATAACGACAATGTAAAGCCTTCTTTCTTGGGTGATCTGGCTGCTATGCTAATACTCGAAGGTATAGACGCTAACTATGTGCTAAACGAAATGCAGCTAAGTGATCTTACAATGTATATCGAGGCTTACGAGCGAAAGAAAAAGGAGCAAATGGAGAGTTCGCGCCTATGGACTTACTTTTCGATCCTTCCTCACGTGGACGGAAAGAAGCTAAAAAGCCCGGTTGACCTATACCCATTCCCCTGGGAGTTGGAAGGTATCGAAGAAAGAGCGAAAGAGGCATTAACAAAAGGAGAGGATACACTAGATAAGTTCTTAAACGGCGAAATTAAACTAAAATAATCATGGCAGGAAGATTAAGTTTTTCAATAGCGATAAATCTCTTAACGGAGAATTTCAAGAGCGGTGCAAGTCAAGTCAAGCAGTCGCTAAAGTCTATGCAGATGCAAGTACTTACCTTTGCAGCTGCAATATCAGGTGTAGGGCTAAGCCTAGGAGGTTTTATAAGTCAGTTAATATCGACCGCACGAGAAACGAGCAAGGTAACTACAGCACTAAAAAACGTTTCAGGCAGCACGGCCAACTACGTAAATAACCAAAAGTTTCTACTCGATCTGTCAAAGAAATACGGTGTAGAAGTATTAGCGTTGACAGACAATTACGCTAAGTTTACAGCGGCGGCAAGCAATGCGGGCGTAAGATTAGCAGATCAGAAAAAGATATTCGATTCTGTTTCCCGTGCATGTATAGCATTCGGAATGAGTGCCGATGATACAAACCTTTCTTTCCTCGCTATTACGCAGATGATGAGTAAGGGAAAGATCAGTTCAGAGGAATTACGCCGACAACTTGGCGAACGTATGCCTATCGCCATGGCTGCAATGGCTAAAGCTGCTGGAGTTCCTATTCAGAAGCTAGACAAATTACTACAGAAAGGCGAGTTAATGAGTGCGGATATACTTCCTAAGTTTGCTGATGCGCTTACTAGTATGATTCCTAACGTCAACACGGATAATATCGAAACATCTATAAATAGACTTAAAAACTCGTTTACCGAATTTACAAAGGGGACAGGCATACAATCGGCATTCAAAAGTACTATTGATGGGATTAATTCAATGGTTAATTATGCTGGCAATAATATTAAGAGCATAGCGATAACGGTAGCATCTTTCATAACCGGATCGGTTTTGGGTAAACTATACACTTCTGTAACATCCTACTTCTCGAATGTATCTACAAAAATGGATACGCTTGTGTCTAAGGCAGCAACAGCAGAAGCGCAGGTATTATTAGCAACTCAAAACAGAATTAAGGCGCAGGAAATATTAGAGCTTGCAAATGCTAATATGGAAACTGCTGTAGGTAGCCAAAGATTAGCAGCGATAACGGTAGCATCTTTCATAACCGGATCGGTTTTGGGTAAACTATACACTTCTGTAACATCCTACTTCTCGAATGTATCTAC